AACTCCGAATCCGCTTTGGTTAGTAGAGTGTCTAGAGTCTCGATTGGGCTTTGAAGCGTCCCTTTGTGTTGCAATTGCTAAGCAAAACGCTACTTCGGCTGGAGTAAGTTGTATCTTTCGCATGTCCTTTTATTCCTCTTGGCAGCTCATATTGTGACATTCTGCACACTCTAAAAGAACGAACGGTTCATTGAACTCTTTGGGTATTTGGATGCGAGAGGTTTGAACGTGTCCGCAAATGGAGCAGACTACTTCACCTTGCCACCACTTGAATCCGTCGTCTGGTTCGGTCATGCGAGCAACTCAGGCTGAATGACAATCGCGCAATCGCCGCCACGGTGGTTGATTTGGTGAATGATGGCGTCTGGGTATTCCGCCAAAATCAACTCGTTCACTTTAGCGACAGTTTCCGCAGCCGCCATGACATGCACATTTCCCTGATAGGGATACTCCTTCTGCTCGCCATTCACTTCGTATGTTCTGACCTTTGGTATAGAGAACCGAACGTCCCAGAACTTGGATTCAGATTTTAGCTTCACTTTCGACTCCAATAAAAAAAGTAGCAGTGTGTCATACAGTCATACCAGCTTACAGCTATTGACCCAAAGCCGCAAGCTGGTTACTCTAATGGATGAACAAGTTAAAAAGTAGCTCCGCAAATTTGCGGACCTACTTTGCTCAAAGAACCAAAGGGGAAGTGATGAAAAGCCTAGTAGTGTTTCTCTTAGCGGTTCTATTCGCATCGACGTGCTACGCGCAAGAACGTGTTCCCTATGAACGATTCGGAAGTCCGACAGCTCGCTGGTCTACGAATCCTCCTAGGCTGTACTCGTCGAGTGGAACGTATCTTGGGGAATTGAGCCAGAATCGGTACAACCCTGATTCGATCTCGAATCCGTACTCACGATTCGGCAGCAGGTACAGCCCCGATAGCGTGAATAACCCGTATTCGCGATATGGACAATATCGAAGCCAGCCGATTTATATCTACCAGCCGTGGTGATTAACGCTTGAATTAAATCGCGGCGGAGGGCGGCATCCATCACGATTGATTATTTCGCCGTCGATTTCAATTCATTGTTAGGACGCGGAATGATAGACGGCATGTTAGATGAAAGTATCGCAGGCAAGATGGTTAAGTTGTTCACTGAATTTCCTTGCGCAGGAACAAAGGACGCTGACTTCTCGCTTGACTTGCCGCTTGAGCTGAGCAAGCAGTCGTATGAGATAGTGGTCAAGCAAATTGAATTTCGTCGTAAGTGCATGAACCAGGGGTTCGACAATCTTCTGGAGCTTTTGAAGATGCACTTCGATGGATTTCAGGAAATTGGCCGAACAATCAGTGAAGCAAAGGCGGACGATAAGTCGTCGTCCTAACAACTAAATAACCTGCGCGGCGCAGATTAAACATCAGCTACCGGACGCATCACCCTTAGCAAAGAAAGGAGGTAATTTCAAATGGCGAAAAAAGCTGCGCCACCAAAAGGTGGAAAAGGCGGAATGAAAGGCGACAAGAAGGGCGGTAAGAAGTGCTAGACTGATTACCGAAGAAACCTACAGTCGCCGTAGTGCAATGCTGCGGCGACTGAATTTACAAACCGAGAGACAGAAATAACAATGTCTGACGATTTCAAAAAAACGAATGCGAAGGGCAAACCACTGACATGCAAGTTTTGCCATGCTGAAGTGTGGTGGCATACAATCGAAGGTCGATGGTACGACGTTGGCGGCGAGGCGTTGCATATTGAGAACTGCGAGTTGCGCAGAGAGCACTACAAGCGTGAAGCAGCGAGTTCCGCAGAATCACGACGACAAGGTAAACAATGAGCGTGATGCTTACCTACTGCTTACTGGGTGTGCCGACCTGGACGAGTACAACCGTGGATTTTCAGATGGACAGGCGACACAGGAAGAAACATGAAACGTCTAGAAGTTAAACCAAAGCAAGAGTTCGGATACCTAAAAGTCATCAAAGAGGTTGAGTCTTCTGGAAAGAGGCACTTCCTATGCGAGTGTACGTGTGGGCAGAAAGTAACAGTCCGCTTGGGGCACCTCACTTCTGGGCATTCGGCATCGTGTGGCAAGTGCGGAGTCCTGTTCCAAGGGAAGCGTAAAACCGTTCGGGAATGGGCTGAGATTTACGGGCTGAAGGAGAGCACGCTTCGAGCTAGGCTGAAAGTGATGGATATTGGCGAGGCTCTGAAACGAACATGACACTAGAGCCTGTGGTTGTTGGACTTGGGTGGTTTGCTGACCAAGACCCAGAAGTTCGCAAAGCAAGAATGGACGCCTATCTTACTAATGAATATGGATTATGTGGGTGCGGAAAGCCAGTTCGGTACATCGTCCCCAACAGTGATGAGCCAGGCGCTTGCAATAAACACGCTCGATGTCCGACTTACGATGAACTGTTGCGGAGAGTAAAGGAACTCAATATGAGCGAGACACCAATGGAAAATTCAGGAAGTGACGGAATGATGCAGTTTCACAATGCAGTTGGCACAGGGGCTGGCGTTGCACCAGGACCGGATGGGCGAGATGTACCAGTAGTCACAATGCACTTCGCCAGAGACCAAAGCATCATCGAGAGAATGGATAGCGGAGACGAGGAATTCAATCCCGATGATGACGAACACTGGCAGAGTTTTGCGCTGTCAATTCGTGGTGCTAGACAACTGATTAGCGACCTGAAGGATGCGGTTGACGCAGCCATCCAGGGACCGCCAAAGCACGGATAACAATGCGGTAGGTGCAAATCAAAATGACAGACGAAGCGAATAAGCTACCAAAGCAAGAACTGCGAAGATTCTTCAATATATGTTCTATTGAGACTGTAGGCTTGAAACCAGACGACATCGTTGGATTCACAGTCGGATTCCGAATGTACGAGCGCATGGCTATGAAGCTAGGGAAGCAGATAACCGAGGAAGAATCTCGGAGGTTTGTTCCAGCGCCAGCAGAACCTACCAGCCCTCACCCAGCAATGTGCTTCACAGGACCGTGCGAAGATTGCCTGTATCGTCGCTACCCATGCGATGATTGCCGAGAGGCTTGGGAACAAATTCATAATTCGCCTATTGACCCGAAGAAGCATAGCGGATAGATTTAGAAGTGGTCGAGGCTTGTTCGGGTCAGTCGAGGTAAGGCGGGGCAAGACGGGTTATGTCTTGGCGGTCTTAGATTGACGCAAGTGAGGTCATGCAGCACAATTGTTGCATGACCTCACTTTTTTACGCTTTAGTGCCAAAAGAGCCGATTGATAACCTTCGCTGGCGAATCAGATGCCGCGAACGTGCGCTGACTGACAAACGATTCCGTGACGCTTTGCATGAAGCGTGCATGACTGATGTTCTGTTCTTCTGCGCCTTCGCGCTGTGGGTCATCGAGCCACGTTCTAAACACAAGCAAAAACCGATGATTCCATGGTCCCATCAGGAACCAGTGATTCTGGCGATGGACGAAGCAATTTCAGAGGCGATGGAGACAGAGCACCCAGTTTCATTGACGCTGAAAAAGTCTAGAGCGCAAGGTGGGACTTATTGCTACTTGGCTGTAACCATGCAGCGAGCTTTGAAGGAATCGGGGTTCACAATTGGGTTAGTGACTCGAAACGAAAAGCTCGTTGATTCAAGCGTTAATGACTCTGCGGTGATGTTCAAAGTTGCTTGGATGCTCGACCGATTGCCTGTGTGGATGCTTCCTGAAGGCTATTCAAGAAGCATGACAGACCACGTAATACGCTTGCCGAACGAAGCAGGGTGGAGCGGATACGCAGCGACAGGAGACGTCGCCCGCGGTGGCAGAACTTCCATTTTCTGTTTCGACGAACCTGGAAGCGAAGAATTCGTTGCTGAAAACAAAGATTACAAGATTCTTTCCTCGGTCAGTCACGTGTCTAACTGCGTGTTTCTAGTTTCCACGTTCGGTATTGATTCAGGCGTGTTCTACGAAGCGGCGACAGACCCAGATAACCCAAGGGTCTACAATCTGAGCTGGAAGGACAATCCTGACCATTCCAAGAGCATTTATAAAGTGGTCAAAGGGGTTGCCATCGCATTGCGGCAAGAGGAGCAGGGTGCAGTCAACGAGTACATCGCAACACATCAGCGTGAACTCAAGACTATCGAGCGCCGGGGGCACAAAATCGAAGGGCACATTCAGTCTCCGTGGTACAACGCTCACCGTCTACTTCCTGGTTCGACTCCAAGATTCATCGCAAGAGAGCTCGACGAAGATTGCAAGGGAGCGGTAGGCAAGGTTTTCAATCCAGACCTGCTCGACAGAATGAAGCGAGAGCACTGCAAGCGTCCGATTTGGGTAGGAAACCCAGTATTCGACTCGGAAACCTGCAAACTGACAGGATTGATTCCAAGGGACGATGGAATGCTGAAACTGTGGTTCCGTCCTGGAATCGACGATTCGCCTCCGCTTGGACCGTTCACTGCTGGCTGCGACATTGCTTCGGGTGGTGTGGGAGCCTATTCGTCGAATTCAGTCCTAACGGCGATGGACGACAGAACAGGTGAACAAGTCTTGGAATACACCATCAAGGGGCTAGAACCGCGTCCGTTTGCGCGACGAGTAGTCGGGCTGTGCATGTGGCTGAGGAATGCTTTACTTGGCTGGGAGGACTCAGGTGTTTCCGGTGGTTTTGCCAAGGAAATCATGGAAGTTATTTATTATGGCAACGTTTTTTACCGGAACGTGACGCAGCTTGGTTCACAGAAGAAAAGCCGCAAACCTGGCTGGCCGTGCCGCGATGCGGACAAGGCGGATATGTTCGAAATGATGGCGCTGGCAATGGAACAAGGCAAGTTCGTTCCTCGCTCGGAGGAGATGATTGTAGAAGCAGGGGAGTACGAATGGGACGGGTCGAGCATCGTTCATGCTCCATCCAAAAACAAAGGTGCCACAGAGAAGAATCACGCCGACCGAGCCATCTCTGCGGCAGGTTGCTGGCTAGTCTACAACACGGACAATGCAGACACCAAGATTGACACGGATGAAGAAACTGGTCAAACTCCTGAGTATGGGAGCTTCCTTTGGAGGGAGCAACAGGAGTACAATCGTGCGAATTCCGGCAGTCCTAAGTTTGGGATTCGAGACATTATTCGACGGTAGGCTGGTCTAATGAGCGACAAGCATCGCGTAGAAATTCTTGAGCGAGCAATCGTCAAGGCTATGCGTGCAGCTAGGAAAGAGAGCATTCCAGAAGTTATTCGTGCGTTGAGTAATGTGGAAGTGGACGAATCGAAGTATCCAGTTTCGATTCCGCTGGTGGGCAAAAGAAGTAGCAAAGAACAAAACTCGGAGATAAAACCCGATGAGTAACTTCACAATTGAACGACGACAATTCATCCTGGGTGCTGTCTTGGCTCCGTTTGCAAGCCAGTTTGCGGAGGCGGGAGTAAAGCCAAGGAGTAGCTTCACTGAATATGTCATAGGCTTCCAGACAGGAGGAGACGAGTTTCATATTTCCATCGCTGATGATGGCAATGTCGAAGAAGTATTCTATCACGTAAGAGAGAAAGTACTTCGGATGAACGAAAAGCCATTGGCGACGTTAGGGGATTTGTGTGGCAGTCGCTGGGTGACTTACGCTTGCGAAAGTGGTCCTCACAAAGCGGAAATTCGTTTTCGTGCCAATGGAAACGATTTGATTGATATCGATTGGTTGATGGCAATTGAACAGTTAACTTGAACTTTGGTTCGACCCTGGACGCCAGCATGTCCCACCTCAAGTAGGCTGACGATTTCCGCGAGGAACGTCTGTACACTGGACCGGCGGGGTTGAACCATTTAACACTTTTGATTCAGAGTTAGAACCTGAAGGAGAACCCGATGGAAGAGAAGATTGAAAAAGCGATTGGCGTTTTGTTAGACCAGATTCGCTCCAATTTGAAGCCTGCTGAAGCACTTCAACAGACTCAAGCGCTACTGAACATGGCACACGCCAGAACACAACTGCTTGGAGAAGGGAAAACACAGAAGAAGCAAGGTACCGGGGCGTAAGCCGTCCGGCAACAACAAGGCATAAATCGGAGTAGCTACCGAGATAGATGCCTCTAACATCGCAGCCTTAGAGGGGCCGTGACGTGCAAAACGTTCCGGTCCCTCGTTTCTTTTAAGGCTGCTGAATGATTGACTTATCCAACGACACGAAAAGAGGTCGGCTATTAAAAGCCATCAAGTCATCTCGCGATGCCTTGGAGCCATTTCGTCGTGTACGCAAGGAGTTAATCAAAGATTATGTTGGCAGTTATTACGCCGAGACAGGAGCAGAAAATAAAACTCTTGTCAATCTGATAAACCAGACCGCTCGCATCTACACAATCTCGCTCGCAGCCAATAATCCGCAAGTCCTTGTCTCGACGCCACGCTCAGAATCGCTTGCTTTTGCTCGCAGGTTCGAGGTGAACTTGAACAAGCTGATTAGCGATATGGCACTGGAACAGACGTTCCGTTCAATTGTCCTGGATGCTTTTTTCTGCTTGGGTTGTGGCGTTGTGATGATGCAAGACACGGACTTGCGATTCCACGGCATCCTAGAATCCGAAGAGGACGTCTGGCTCGACCCTGGGCAACCATGGCTGAACAGAGTCTCGCTGGATGATCTCATCCTTGACATGACGGCGAAGGAATTGTCCAAAATGAGGTATTGCGGGCATCGCTACCGCGCCGACTACGAAAAAGTAATGGACGAGCCTGGATATTCGAAGAAAGTCAAGGACAAGCTCAAGCCTACAGGCAGACAGAATCAGGACGCAACGGGTGCCGCTCGAGACATTGCTTCCGATTGGGGAAGTGCCGAGGATGATGACCTGAAGGACATGATATGGCTCATGGATATTTGGGTCGCCGAAAATAACTCCATTGTCACGATGGCTTGCGACCAGGAAGACTTGGAGCCACTGATTGAGCGCGAATGGGTTGGTTCCCAAGCTGGACCGTACAAATTCCTATCATTGGGCGACACCCCAGATAACGTCATTCCAACGTCACCAGCGATTAACTTGAAGGGAATGCACGACCTTCAGAACCGCTTGCATCGCAGGATGGAGGAAGATTCTGACGCTCACAGAGTTGTGCAAGTCTATCCACCAGGAATGGAAGACGACGCGAATCGACTGAGAACGGCAGAGCGAAATGGATGGTATCGCGGAAAGAGCCCAGAGCAAATCAAGCAGTTTGAAACTGGTGGCGTTGACCAGCGCGACATGGCAATGGCAACGTTCATTCAAACGGAATACGACCGTTTTGCTGGCAACCTTCAAGCCATGGGTGGACTTGGAGCACAAGCTAGTACGGTAGGACAAGAGGAATTGATTCACGGTCAGTTGTCCAAGAATGTAGCTGACATGCGAGTAGCGGTGGTGAACTTCGCTTCCGACTGCATCTTGGACCTTGGAAGGCTGATGTGGGAAGACCAGACGCTTGAACTTCGCACTTCAATGCCGGTTGGAAATAGCGGGATTCAAGTCAACTCAGATTGGACGCCCGACAACCGCTTGGGCAACTTTGAGGATTACCAGTTTCGGGTTGAACCGTACTCTATGGTCTTCAAGACTCCCCAGCAGCATCTTCAGGAGGTCTACGGAGTGCTGCGTGAAATTGCCCCGCTGTGGCCGATGTTCCAGGCGTCGGGAGCGACGATGGACGCCGCAGCTTTGCTTGACTACATCGCGCGGATGATGAACAAGCCCGAACTGAAGCAGTTCATTACGTTCGCTACGCCGGCAGAGATGCTTGGTGGAGACCAGAACACGGTTCGTTCCCCTGCGCACACAGTACGGGAAAACGTCAGGAGAAACGTCAGCGATGGCGGAACCGCAGATGCGCGCAACTCAGCTTTGATTCAGACGCTCATGGGTGGAAAACCACAAGTCAATTCACAGCAATCCGCAATGCTACAGAGGGCACCAGCGTAATGAGTGGAATAGTTTGCAAGTACAACGGCAGAGTAGTCACACAGGAAGAACTTGACCAGTTAATGCCTCCGAAGGCTGATTGGCTCGAAGCACCTCCGATGACCGCCAACACGTACACCGAACACGACCCGCTTATTTCGGAAGGCTGCGGCGTTATGAAGTCGCAAGTTTCGGAAGCACGTTCCATGATAAGGCAACACAACATTGTTGGAGCGGCGGTTCACGACAACGGACAAGTTCGATTCACAAGTCGCAGGGCTCGGAAAGAGTTCCTCTCTCGCCGAGGACTTATTGACAATGAGGGCGGGTATTCCGATGGCTGAGGCAGTTTCGGAAATGAAGCAGTGGATGCTAGCAGTCAAGGCGAGAGACCAGAAGTGCGTTCGATGCGGAACGACTGAAGATTTGCAAGTGCATCGAGTCAGGGAAAGTGGATTAGTGCATCCAGTCGAGCACATAGATACAAGCTGGCTATTTAGCCTTGAGAACGGTGTCACATTATGCCCAACGTGCGCCAAAAATAGACACAACACAACACACGGAGATTGATACAATGGCATTGGCAGACCTCACTGAAGCAACCCCAGACACTAGCTCGGACGAAATTCGCGAGTATGCGGAAACCGTCGCACAGGAGATAGCACAAGAGCGTAAGGGTGAGCCTGAGAGCAAGTCTGATGCTCAGATTACGAACGAGCAGTCTGGAACAGCACAACCAGGCGACGTAACAAAAGACACATCTGCCGAGACAAATTCCGGCAATGACACCGCCCTAGAAGGCGAGGAAACCGGCGACGTTGCAGAAGCCCCTAAATGGCTGACTGATGACGTAAAAGCCGAGGCAGCCGCGTATGGCTTAGATGAATCGGAAATAGCCGATTTCGCCAGTCGCGAGGAGTTGGATAGGGCATTACGCCTATTTGACAAGAGCGCACTTGAAGCCGGTCGCAAGGCAATGGCAGAAAGTGAGCAAGCCCCAGTCCGAGACGACAAAGGCAAGTTTGTCAAAAAGGAAGAACCGAAAGCCGAACCACCTAAAGCGGAAGCTCCAAATGATGGACGGTATCAGGTTTCGTTGAGTGCTGACATGTACGACGAGGAGATTGTCGGTGAGTTCAACCGCTTGGTGGACCACTACGAGTCTCGAGAAGCCCGTTCCGAAGCGCGATTTGCAGCCTTGGAAGCACACTTCATAGAAGCAAGTGCCAAGGAAGAAGAACATCGCTTCGACAGTTTTGTTGATTCACTCGGTCACTCCGACTTGTTCGGAACGACAGGGAAGGAATCAGAGAAGGAACTGGAACGTCGCAGAGACTTAAATGTAGCCGTCAAGGCTCAGATGATTGGACTCGAACGACTTGGGCGCCCAGCGGAAATGTCTCAGCAATTGATAAGCCGAGTTGCCAACATGGCGTTCGGTGATGAACTTGGCAAGAAACGACTAAAACAACAGACCAGCAAGATTTCCAAGCAGAGCCAGCTTCGACAAGGCGGAAGCCCAACGAAGCCGCTACCGCCACGAGACAACGTTCGTGACGAAGCTGACCGGCTCTACAAAGAACTCTCCGGGTCATAACAAATAAGGAAAGTGCAACATGGCACTCGGTATTGAGCAGATTGACGATTTCGTAGCTTCGATTCACCAGAAATTCGCTGGCGAAGACATGCTGGCGGCACAGGACATTTCCCTGCCGCTGCAAGAGTACAAGTACGCCTCACGTCTATTCAGTGGAAACCTGAAGAAAGACACCATGAGCACGTCGCAGTGCAAGTGGAAGGTCAAGACGAACACCAACGATAACTTCCAAGTTGTCGGCTTGTACCATCGGGATTCGTCGAGTCGCGTGAACGTCCTCAGCGAAGGTTCATTGAAGTGGGGTCTGACGACCAATAACTACCACTATGACATCGACGAGGAAATCTTCCAAACTGGCGGTCGGCAGATTTACGACTACCTCGAATCGCTTGAACGCGACTTGATGACGTCGTTCTACACCGGCATGGAAGACCTGATGTTCGGACCTGGACCATCCAGCCCGACGCAGACACCTTTCCCACCTGTGTCCTTGCTGTGGTGGATTACCGCAACGGACGACAGCACGACCGAAAACAATTCGGAAGAAGGCTTCGACGGTTATGCTCCGGTTGGTTGGGGTTCGAACGGAGTCGGCGGAATCGACCCAACCGTTTACGACCAATGGCGGAACCGCACGTTCCCCTACACGAACGTAGACCGGGACGATTTCGTTGAGAAGACCATCAATTCGATGGACTTGTGCAGTTTCAGCCCTCCGGTTCAACGTCCCGACATCGTGGACCAGAAGCGTCACGACTGGGAATTGTTGACCACGCACAGCCGATTGGCTGCTTGCCGGCGTCTGCTGCAGTTGGGCAACGACAACATTGGCGACGATATGGCGAAACACAGCGGAACGGTTTACGTCCGCGGTGTGCCACTGAACTGGGTTCCAGCCTGGACCAATGCTGCCAGCGCCAACGCTCGCACGGACGGTATTATCCTCGGTGTGAACTGGGCGACATTCCGAGCCTACTACGCACCTGGACGCCAAATGCGCAAGCGAAAAGCGTTCCAGCACCCAGAAATGAGCAACGTTCGGGTTCGCGCCATGGACGATGCGGTTCAGATGGTTTGTTTCAACCGACGCGGTAATTTCCGTGGATATTGCACGAGTACCGTGACTGAGACAGCGTAATTTTGTCCCCAATTGGGGACAAATTGAGCTTCAAGTAAACGTCTTTGGCGGGCGAGACGATAAACCACGCCCGCCATTTTTCGATTTTGGGACAACGCCCACCCTTAGCTGGGTAATTCCCGTTTCACGTAAGGAGTCTAGTAATGGACGCTCATTTTGAAGATATGTCGACTAGGTTGTTTTCGCCCAGACTGTGGCGAGGGATCGGTATTCCGACCAACATGAATTCGTCTGGAAGTTCGTACCAGAGTCCGAGCGGGAATCCCGCATTCGGGTTCTTCGACGACTTCATGTCGTTGCATGCGGCCACACTTGATGGTCCGTATTTGTACCTAGAAACCGGCGGCGACGGCGGGATCACTGTCGAGCAAGTTGCTGACACGGCTACTCGCAAGGGTATTGTGCGACTGACGATGGACGCAGGTACGAACGAGGACGAAGCGGTCCTGCAGTGGGGGCGCGGACTTGGTGCTCCGTTCAAGTTAGCAGACAAAGACTTGGCATTTGAGTGCTGTATCGCCATGAGCGCCATCACGGCTAGTAAGTGGTCGATTGGCGTAGGTCTTGGCGAGGTCGGAATGGGAGCTACGGATGCTTTGTTTGTGGACACCACAGGAGCCTTGGCTGACAAGAACTTCCTTGGGTTCGTCAAGCTCTATGCGGAAGCGGGAGTGTTCGACGGCGCTTACAAGGCTGATGGTCAGACGTACCAGGACGGTGCGACGAAGACGAAGCTGAACGCGCTGGCGACCTTCACGGCTGACAACACGGTCTACAAGAAGCTCGGTTTCCGCTACCGTGCTCACCCACGGACGGTCGAGTGGTACGTTGACGGTGTAATGCCAGGTGGAGTTATGGCTCCGGCCAAATTGACTTCATCGGAAATCGATGCGGCGACGTTCCCTGACGACGTGTTTCTAGCGCCGATCATCGGAGCTAAGGGCACGACTGCTGCTGCGCTGACCATCAATATGGACTGGTGGGCATGCGCTCAGTACGAGTAACAGCCTAACGATTTGGGGAGGCGGGTAATGTCTCGCCTCCCATTCATTTCGAGGTACAAGACTAATGGCATTTGGTCAAAGCGGAAGACGATCGCAATTCCGGACGAGAGTGCAACCGCCAGCACCTGTTGTCGTGCCTAATGCTCCGTCTTCTGTCGTTGCCACTGCACTCTCATCATCCACAATAACTCTTACGTGGGATGCTGAGGTTGGTGCGGATTCGTATGACGTTTATCGAAACACCACTAACAATAGCGGAACAGCTACGATTGTTGCTAATGATACCATAACGCAAACGTTAATTGACATAGGGCTTAATTCTTCGACTGCCTATTACTACTGGGTGAAAAGTGCCAACGCTGCTGGCGATTCCGTATTTAGTTCTGTTGCAACAGCAACTACATTGACGCCTGGAACAATTGAACTGGTCAATATCGAAACGCTTCGTAATGCTGGATGGGACGTTCCAGATCCTACGGAGTGGTGGGTTCCTCATCCAACGGCGGCGGAAGTCAAGGCGGCTCTGCGTACTCCATTCTTGAACGATCCAGGTGGCGCTGGAATTTGCACTAAGCGGATATTTTTACCACATACGCTTGTTGCTGGTCAGTTTGACACAGTGCAGATGAACGCGGTCAAAGGCACGCTAAACTCAATGCACCGTCGCGCATTGAATGCTTGGTATGAAAAAGACATTAACGCCAACAATACGAACTATGCGTCGAGTATGGCTCAGGCAATTACGGCATTCAATACTCAGCTTGACTCAAAACTAGCCTCACCACATGCGGACTATAGGTTCACATCTTACGTCGCAATCAGCGCCAGAATGCGGGATGAGCTTACCGCGTTGTGTGCTCTCGACTGGATTACTTGGCCAGATGCAGCTCAGTTCGAGTCTGCTTTTGATCGGCTGAAGACATCTATCGGACGGCAGATTGCATCCGAAGAACTTGGTGGGAGGAACTTCCGAAAGACAACGACGGATGGCGAGGCATACCAAAACACCAGCCCGATGGGACAGAATGCCTTCCACCTTGAGACATTTCTAGCCCTCACTGTTTACGGCGTTAATCCAAGTGGTTCTAGCCATGCTTGGGCCGATTCGGTTATTGATCGAATGTACTTAAATCCAATCACCGACCCGACGGCTACTTGGAACCCATTCCACATGCACAACTTGCTCGGGATGAACTCGCTTAACGGCGGCGGGAGAACATGGGGCAGTTACGCATCAGGTCCAGGAATTGGAGGCTATGAGGGTGAATTAGTTTACGCGGCAGCGTTTATGATTCCAGCTCTAGACACAGCGACGAACTCTGCTTGGAACATGGTAGACAAGAATCTCTACATACAGACACGACATCGAGGGCTAGTGGTCGAGGAGGATAAGACCGTCAGAAAGACACTGCAATCTCCTGGTGGGCACGGATGTGTAGCGTTATTCGCAAACCTACTTGGCAACACTCCGGCTGGACAAGCGTATGCGTGGATGGGCACTAGGCAGGGCGAGTCTGGGAACATGCGAGAGTTGCGAGCGCTCGCAGGAGCTAAGCCAACGGCAGTCGGTGCCACTGGCGAGTTTGCAGAGAGAGTCGGTGAGCGATGGTGCTACCGAGAAAATATGGCGAACCCAGATTCGACGTTTCGCGTTGATGTTTCATACAAGAGCATTGATTTCGGTCGAGAATCTGGCGACGAAAGAGTTCTTGGATTCTGCCTCGGAAACATTGGTTTGGTCATCGGTCATTGCAATCGCTGCCATCCGAACGGAGTTGTATCAAATGGCGTGTGGGTAGGTGAAAAAGCTGTATCGGGCGATCCTATTTTTGCCATAAAGGGCTGGTGGGCGCTGGGGTGTACTCGGCTTGGAATCTTCAGCAAAAGAGTGTCATTCCCAGAGGAACCCGCTACAGACCCGTACTACGTGTGTGGCGATCAGTCGTTGCCAGTTTTAACGGGTAATACATACGACTGGGAAATAGATTGGAGCGAGAGGGCAGGTATAAACAACGGAAACGGTGCACAGCCGGACCCAAGGGTAACGGGCGCTGTGTCAAACTACTCGCTCAATCGTTCAACGCGCAAGCTAGTCATTGAAGACACGATGACAGTTGACCTATCGGACGGGCTGTATCTTGGCTGGCATTTCTCTCCGAGCGTTGCGCCAACACTCATCACGAACGGCTTTGAGTTTACGGACGGGATCAATCTGATTCGAGTCACAGTCGAACCGCTTGGATCATTTGGATTGACGCGAACGGTTCGAACAGGTGCAACAGCGTTCAATCTCGGCAGTTACAGCTTGCCTCTCGAATGGCATCAGACTAGCGAAGGCGGGAATGTAGTTCGCATCGCCGCAAACGTGGGTTTCACTCCTGACACGATAACGGTCAATAATGAATATCCGGTGCGTGTAACGATAGAGGCAAATCCATAATGGCAATAACAATCATTCAGGAAGTTGCGTCCTCGCCTGCATCGGCAACTCCGTATAACTTCAATATTACTGGCGTAACTTCCGGGTCAACATTGGTTCTGATTGGGTCTCTCACAACGTCTCGCGTTTATGCAGTCACGGACGACAAGCTAAATAACTGGTGCGTGCAAAGTAGTGCAAGTGGATCAACAAACACACAGTTCATTGCAGTTTGTAAAAATGCTGCTGCCGGAACAACATCTGTAACGATCAACTCTGCCGGATCAGCAACGGTTGTCGATCTAGCAGTGTTTGAGTTATCTACATGCAGCCTAGAGTTTTGGGGAAGTTTCGAGAGAACTGGAAACGATACAACAAGTTACTGTGCAGCAAGTGGCACTAACGTAGCCGCTGACTCACTACTGCTGTGCTCAGGCAGACATAGTGCTTCAGGGACAACGCTGGCACCTGGAACTGGATACACGGTAGTCGGAACAGCGACAACTACATCAATCTTCTTCAAGCGTGCGGTGGCTTCGCTGCTCACTGCTGAAATCCCATACTGGACGAACTCAACAACGCGACCATGCGGTGGAATGTTTGTTTCACTTCGTGATATGTCGGTTGGCGGTGGTGGATCTGGCGGCGGTCCTTTGGTTGGCGGGAGACTAGCAATATGATTCACTTCGATGGCATTCCAGCGTCAACTGTTCTCTATATTCCATTCACAACATTCGGAACCAACGGAGCATCAATTACTTGTTCCGGATTGGCTGTTACCGACATCGAGATATACAAAAACGGATCAACAACACAGCGAGCAAGTGACGCTGGCTATGCGCTGCTTGATACAGATGGGATCGACTTCGACGGTATTACTGGACTGCATGGATTCAGTATTGATTTAGCTGATAACACAGACTCGGGATTTTATTCGGTAGGAGGTTTCTATTGGGTGGTTGTGTCGGCAATTACTGTAGATTCTTTGACAGTAACATTTGTTGCAGCGACATTTCGAATAGTGGCTGCTGAGGCTATTACCGGTAAGCCGAAAGTTGACGTAGACGCTTTGCTAGGAACTGCATGGCTTGCACCATCAGTAGCAGGTACACCAGACGTAAACTCGAAGCTATTAGGCGGAACGGCACAGACAGGTAGGGATGTTGGCGCAAGCGTTCTGCTTTCAAGCGGAACTGGAACTGGACAAGTAAAGCTATCCAGCGGTTACGTTGCACCGAACTGGGGCGATGTTGGCAATCCAACAACCACGCTAAACCTTTCAGGAACCACAGTTAAGACCGCCACTGATATAGCAACACTACTCGCTGCATTAAAGCGAAACGCTTTCATCGCGACTGATCTTGCAATCGCATCCGTCACAAGCCCAACAGTAATCGTACTGACTGGCGGACCAACCAATGACATTGCCAATGTGATGGCAATTATATTCGATACTTCTGCATCAAATTCGCCGATTATCGCAGAGGGATCGTACGATGGAGGTTCAGGTGAACTTACATTAACAGCAGCGCCATCCACGGCAATTGATGTTGCCGACACCGTGACGATGGTTGCTGTTGCTGCGGCTAATACAAGCGTGACAATTGCAGCAGGTGGAATAACTTCAGCTTCATTCGCTGCTGGTGCAATCGACGCACCGGCAATTGCAGTTGATGCGCTCGATGGAACAAATATATACACCACAATAACGGCAGACATCGCTGCGGAGGCGATTAAGACTGCCGCCATTCAGGCGAAGACCGACAATCTCCCAAGCGATCCTGCCGATGCTTCGGATGTTGCGGCAGCATTCTCGACTGTCAATTCAACGCTCGCAACAATTGCCGCATACATAGACACAGAAGTAGCGGCGATTAAATCTAAAACTGATAACCTGCCTACTGACCCAGCGGATGCAAGCGATATTGCTGCTTCGTTTAGCTCTATTTCATCGACATTAACCACGATAGCAGCTTACATAGATACGGAAGTCGCTGCTATCAAGGCAAAGACTGATGGATTACCGGCAGACACGGCAACGACATTAACAACGCTCCAAGGCTATGTGGACACGCTTGAGACGGAACTGGCCAAGGTAATCAAGTCCGGTGAAGCGGTGACTCACGTTCGAACAGGAAAGACAGGCGTTATTGAAACGGTAACACGCAATTGATAGACTTTTTTGATGACCTATACGACGACTTCTACGACGAATTTTACTTCGATGATGCGGTTATTGTTTTGGCTGGACAGAATTTCGGACGAGTGGTGTGCTACACTCAGACAGTTGTTTGCTTAACACAATCGGTGGTTAGTCAGAATAATACGGTGGTTTAGTGTTCCCATTAACTTTTAACGTACAACCTGTTAATTCTGGCTCAGCGTCAAGCGGAACAACCGTCCCTGGATTGCCAACGACTAGCGCTGAGTTGCGAGAGTACAACCGCAGACTGTACGAGGATACTGAACACGTTCCAGCGTTCTTGGACCAGCAGAACTCGTTCTACTACCCAGTCAGTGAAATCGAAGTTACTGCGATTACCTACACGCCGATGTTCAATGGACTTGGCTACACAGTACAGCAATCAGTCACGCCGGTTGAATTGGCATCGTCGATTGCTGCCTACCTCGCTGGTGGCTGGTATTGGCTGAACGGCATCCTGCGAATCGACGTTCCGAAAGAAGCGTTCGCTGGCGAGCCTGACACGATGCAGGTCACGGTAAACGGGCTAGCGTTGCCCGATAAGGAGCTATCGTGGCTTATACCGATCTAATTTCAGCTAGCACGTTTGTCGCTTCGCAAAGTGGTGCCGATGTCACCGTGGCTGATCCTACTGGGTTTTCTGTGGGCGATAAGATCATCATTGAATCGCAGCATGGGTACGGTGAGGATGGTTTCGATGGAAATTGGAGTTGGTCTGCCTATGACAGCTTCCCAGATACCGATTACTATTTCAGCCCAATTATCGTCAAAGGAAAATCGTTCCTAGGCTCGATAACGAACATCAGTGGTTCTACTTTCACGCTAGACAGAACTGTTCCGTCTGGCGCGGTTGATCTTCCGTTCCACCGCGACAATACGGACGCGGTTAGCGTGGCGATTGCTCAAAAAGCGACTTGGCCGGAAGGCGTTACATATCACATAGGCAGTGCTAACGCTGGTCTTATTGCACCAGCTTTAGACGAGCATTTCTATGAATACGACTTCAACAACTGCGTTTGGCAAAACGTCAGGGGTTGCTACGGAATGTGCCTGAGACCAACACTGTCTGGAGGCGGCGGTGTCGTCAATAAGGTTTGGCGCAACCTAATCATGAAAGGCAATCGCCGAGCTTCTGGCTTCGGTACTCAGTCAGCCAACGGAGCTGGGCTAGAAGCATTATTCCTAATAACGGGCGATAACCACGTCATTGAGAATTGCCAATTCTGGGACGGCTGGCGGTCTGTTGGATTGAGCTACGCATCGAACGTCACGGTGCAGAACTGCACGACTTACTCGCAAGACCCAATGCGACGGTACATTCAGTGGGAATACCAAACAAACTTTGCTAAGCACTGCACGTTTTACAAGGTTCGGATCGATTCAGACTATGCGCTGCCATCGTTCGAACCATTCAAGTCGTCTAGCGTTACTTTCGATCAATGCGGCGGGCGAAACTGTGGGTACTCTTGCAATACTTCAGGCAAGTCGCTTTACCTCAACTGCGATTGCACTTGGGACCAACAGGATTACGACGTAGACGGATCAGACGGAGTTTGGGCTTTTGGTCAACCAGTGTTCAATGTAAAT